TCACTCCTTGATATTCCATGAGCGTCCAAATAGTTCATCACCGTTTTCGTTTAGGCGAATGACAGCGGTATTATTAAGAATCTGGCTCGTTTCCTCTGAATAAGATTCGTCTTTGTCAAAAGCTATGAAAATTTGCTTATCAAACTCTGTATATAGCTGAATTATCTTATTGAGCGGTTCATCTCCAATGTTTTTAAATAGAAGCGAATCATGTGCCAGTGCAGGTAACATAGTTGTTTCTAAAACACTCAGGTCAAATACAATAAGACTCTTATATGAAGTTCCTGTACCACTATCATCAGGAGTATAGAACTCATAGGTTGTACCACTGTCTAAATCAAGCACAGGAGCTTTTCTTTTTTTCTCGTAGATTCTATCGTTAAAGCGAACCATTTGCTCATTAATGCTACTCTCAATTTTACGCAATTCAGCCTCTTCAACTTTTTGAAGTTGGCCTTTTACATCCTTCTTTGAAATATTTAATTCCTCAACTAAAAGATAATCTCGATTCTGTGCCTGTAGCCTTTCAATCGTTAGATTTAACTCTTTGTATTTATTTAAGTAGGTAGTTGAGTAATTTGCGGGTTCTCCATGCTTGGAAAGTTGATTCTTAAGACTATCAATTTCGTGATTCAGTCTTTCAAGAGTTTTGCTCAACTCTCTTTTTTGCTGCTCGTATTCAGCCATTAATATTTCACTTAGTTTTTCATGAAATGATTCGATTTCAGATAGTTTGCGAATATTAACTCCTGGGAAAAACTGCTCTAACTCTTCATATGGACCATGATGGACTTCTGGATTTGAGGAGAGGTTGTCTTCAACAAGATTTAATTGTGTTTTAGTTGATGTTCTATTTCTCAGCAAAACATTTAATTGAGTCTTGATTCGACTAATCTGATCTGCTTGTTCTAAATCTAGATTCACATAATCAGAGTTATTAGAACTAGTAAGATCCTTCAAGTTATCTTCTAACTTTTCTAACTCATTAAGATTTTCGTTATAACGTTTTTTTGTTGTGATAGACCCATATGAGATAATATCTTGCTTTCTTGCTTTTTTTAAAGCGTCAAGTTTGTCAGATACTCTTTTGAGCTCATTTCTATAGGTTTCAATTACCTCATATGAATCAAATAATTTTTCCAGCGCTGTAATTGCTGCGACATTATTTTCTTTTGGCGTACTATGTAAGGGCTTCTTTTCGTCATGGTTGTTTTTTCCATAGATTCTAAAGTATCGACCAATTAGCTCTCTAAATGAACTGCCGTAAAAATCAATACCATATTGGGTCTGTAAAAAAAACAAAAAGTCCTTAATGTTAATTTCCTCAATGAAATTAAATTGCTCATCACATTTATTGATTGTTGATTTCTGAACTGTACTTCTAGAAAAGAAATAAGAATTACCATTGAATTCATATTCAAAATTAATAGTATGAAGTCCTACTTGGTTTACAGCATCGCTATCAAGATAGGATTTTCCGCCATATGCAAAATCAATAATAAGTAGCAGAGTTGTTTTACCAATGGAATTATTGGCATTCACCCCTCCAAGTATAGTATTAAGCCCTTTTTTGAATTCTATTGGTGGACGTACTTGTCCTTTTGAGATGAATTTATCACATTCTATTTTCTTCAACATAGACAATCACGCCCCTTTCTTCATCAAGTTCAATTCTTCTTAAAGCATATAGGCAACATAAAGTTTCCGTATAATCTGCTATATCTAAAAAGGAATTCTTATTAGTGTTATATAGTTCCTGCAATGAATATGGTCTATTAGACAAACATTTTATAAGTACTGGAAATTTAGCCAGAGTACTTTCTTTATAGCTAAACAGTTTGTTTGGAAGGAGCATCAAATACCTCACATTTCTGTACAAAAAACGAAATAACTATCTCACAGGCTACTCTGGATTTATTGGTGATGCCCATTAGCCACTCAACGAGGGAATTATAAATTTCGTCTTGCACACTTGTATTTTCTAATGCTGTGACATACGCAAGTCTTATTTGCGAGGACAGCACATTGTAATTCATTTTCTTTTCTCTAGACAAAGATTTAAACTGTGTTTCAATAAACGGATAATACTGAGTCACATTAAAAATATTAGTTCTTAACAAGAGGTAATTATTCTTGTAAATCTTATCTCTTACAGATTGAGGTTCATAATTTAACTTGGTGATTTCACTTGGATTGGTTACATAAAGAACTTCCAAAACTTCCGATATAGCTTCTTCAACTTTTATATCTGTAAGAGACTTCTGAGCTAATAAAAGTTCATACATAGATATCTTTAAATCCTGTAACTCGCTTTGTTCTTCTTCTGTATGAGATAGTAAATATTTTGCTGCACATTCTGGACAAAGAGCAATTAAATTTTCGCTATGCTCTCCACTTTCACTATCTATCATAATCACGTCAAAATATGCTTGTGTTGCTTCGTTGTTACTCAATACGAGTGGTTTACCACAGCCCTTAAAAGGGCAATTGCCTTTGTTTTCTACTAACAATTGATTTCCATATCTATGTCTTAAATAGTACTTTGAAGGCATTAAGGACTTTTGCACATCAGTGTTTTCACCAGCAGCTTTATAAAGAATTTCCAAGAAAATTTTTCCTGCAACTGTCCCCACTGCATTAGGAGTTACTGTTGAATCATACGGTTTAAAACTATCTGAGAGTCTTTCAATTACAACCTCATCATTTGAATTCACCGAATCAACAAAATTCTGAAATTCAATCTCTGTGATTATTCCTCTAGCATATTCAGGAGACAGAGGTCTTTTTCCATTTGCATAAGATTTCAAAGTGTCGTCTGACTGATCTTGAGAAGGGTCAACATCGCCATCAGTTTTAGTAATCATAGCTACTAGGTTTCGCACCAACTTAGCATTTGCTCTTTCTTTACCTAGTACAGGCTTCATTAGATTGAAGAAATCATTAAATTCCATTACGTTAACTCCTTTCAAGATAGTTGTCCCACTTTGTACCCACCTTCGACCTGGAACGTACCCAGTTCGAAAGGTGGGTTTTTATATTATGTAGATAGGATTTAAATCAGCATCATTTTGTTAAGACATAACAAAGATATTCTATCATGTATCTTTGCGAAAATCTACATTATATTTACGAAAATGAATGCATGAATCCAAAAAATGAAAGGAGGTGTCGAAATGGCAAAGCGTAATTCAAAGCAAACATCCAAGAGAGTTGCATCAAAAGCAAGCAAAATTCTTAGCGATGGACGTTACAGCAAGAAATCAAAATCAGTTGCTGGCAGTGCTTTAAGTCAAACTAGACCCAGCAAGAAGAAGTAAGTTTTTATTTCATTTGATAGGTAGCGACAGATTTGAATAATCAGCCTACCTATCCTCCCTAAGGGAGAAATCTATCCAGAGCGGTTATCGCTCAACAAAATCAATCTCAAAGTCCTAGTGCGCATACGGACGGCGGGATGCATAAGAGTTCAGAACACAGTAATAAAGACAGTGTTTGGAATGAAGATGCACCCACCGTTATTTCGTTTGCCCTTTTTTAGGACAAGCGGAGTCTGTGGTCATCTTCACCGCAGGCTCTTTTTGTATTCCGCCGCCCAATGACTAGGCGGAAAGGAATACTTTATGAAGATTCGAGTTTTATATGAAGACAACATCAAAAACGGTCACAAGAACTACACCACAATTGAAATTCCAGATGGAGATTACAGCGTCATGCTGGATATCGACTATGAGCAACGTCTTGCAGAAGCAAAGCCTGAAAAGAAATCGGAGGTGAAACGCTGCGAGACTGTCCAGGAAATGTTCGACCTCATGAACAACAAGGAATACAACCATTGGCGCCGCTACCATAGGCACCTAGGAAATCCAAAAAGACCCTATCGCAAAGATGGTGAAGCTGAAATAGATGTAATGGATACTTTCGCTGATAACTCTCAGGAGATTGAACGTATCCAAGAAAGTAAACGTGAAGAAGTTTACCAATGGATACGTAAGGCTCTTGGTAAAAAGCAAGATTGGGCAGATATGTTTATCGCAGTACGCATGGAAGGTATGTCGATTCGAGAATATGCCAGTTCCATCGGTGTAAGTGAAAACAATATTACTCAGAAATTAAAGCGAGCCACAAAGAAATTAGAACAAGAATATAAAAACCGTCAGATTTGACCTTCTCCCAAGGCTACTAGGTAGGAGGTCAAGACCTCCAAAAAAACACAAGGAGGTAATTCGAATGGAATTACAAGTTTACAAAAATGCAGAGTTTGGCTCTGTACGTACTACAACTATTGGTGGTCAACCTTATTTTGTGGGTAAGGATGTAGCTGGTATTCTCGGTTACGCAAATACCCGAAAAGCATTAATTGACCACATTGATGAAGAGGACAAGGATGACGTAACGATTCGTGACGCCATCGGAAGAAATCAAACGATGACTGCTATCAACGAATCTGGTCTGTACAGTCTCATCCTCTCAAGCAAAATGCCTAATGCTAAAAAGTTCAAACGTTGGGTCACCAATGAAGTCCTCCCTGCTATTCGCAAACATGGACTTTATGTCACGGATGATTTAATCGCAGATCCTGACCTTGCCATCGCAGCTTTTACTGCACTGAAAGAGGAACGTGAAAAGAACAAGGAGTTGATGGCGGCCGTTGCGATTGGTCAGCAGCAAATTGCTGAGATGAAACCCAAGGCTACTTATTATGATGTGGTTCTTAAATGCAGGGATGCAGTTAATATTTCTGTGATTGCCAAAGATTATGGTTGGAGTGCCATGCGCATGAACGAATACCTTCATGAAAAAGGGATTCAGTTTAAACAAGGTGATATTTGGCTTCTCTATCAAAAGTATGCTCCAAACGGATATACCAAGACTAACACTCACATTTATGAAGATAGCAAAGGTATCCAACATACGAAAGTGCATACCAAGTGGACGCAAAAAGGCAGACTCTTTATCTATGAACAGTTGAAAGCGGACGGTATTTATCCGCAGATTGAGATGGAGGTGTGATATGGGAATCAATAAATTCAATGCAGAAGGGTATCATGACCCAACTCCCCATGAAGCACTTAGCAATATATCCCGTGAGGAAAAGGCAGCAGCAAAAGCTGCCTTTAAGCCCCTTGTCTATATCTGCTCTCCATTTAGTGGCGATATCGAAAACAACAATAAGCGGACACGAGCATTTTGTCGTTTTGCTTTAGATAATGGCAATATCCCACTTGCTCCTCACCTTCTGTTTCCACAGTTTATGGATGACAGCAATGAGAAAGAGCGCGATCTCGCTATTTTCATGGATATTATCCTGATGGGTAAATGTCAAGAAGTCTGGGTTTTAGGTGATGTGATTTCAAGAGGTATGAGTATTGAAATTGAAAAAGCAAAGAAACGCAGACAGCCGGTTAGATACTTTAATAAAGATTTTGAGGAGGTAGAGTCTCTATGAAGATAGCATACGGCAACAGCCGAATGGATAAAAAGTGGAAAAACACAGACATCAGCTGGGAGGACTTCAGCTCCCGTGTTAAGACCACGCAGCGTACCACCGAAACCGTAGAAGAATATCGAAAAATGAGAAAAGGTGGTCAAGATTCCATTAAAGATGTCGGCGGTTTTGTCGGAGGTCATTTAAAAGATGGTAGACGGAAAAAAGGCAACGTGCTGTCACGCTCCATGCTAACCCTTGATATGGATTATGGCACAAGTACTATCTGGGAAGAAATCTCTACCTTCTTCCCTTATCAGTGTTGTATTTATTCTACTCATAAGCATACTCCAGAACATCCAAGATTAAGGCTGATCATTCCACTCTTTCGTGATGTGGGAGAAGAGGAGTATGCAGCCGTTAGTCGTATGGTCGCAAAAGAAATAGGCATCGACCTTTTTGATGATACGACCTATGAACCTGAACGATTAATGTATTGGCCGTCTACTTCTAGAAATGGCATTTTTGTGTATGAGGAAAAAGATGGTTCTCTCCTTGATCCTGATGAATTTCTAAATAAATACGATGATTGGCGAGACACCAGTACTTGGCCCGTATCCTCTAGGCAGTCAGAAATCCTTGAACGCTCATTAAAAGAACAAGCCGATCCACTTTCTAAAGAAGGTGTCATCGGTACTTTTTGTCGCACCTACTCAGTAAGTAGTGCAATCGATAGGTTCTTAAAGGATATATACGAGCCTTCAGTAATGGCTGGTCGCTATGATTATATTCCTGCAGATTCCAGTGCCGGGGTCATCCTCTATGATGATAAGTTTGCCTATTCCCACCACGCAACAGACCCTGCAAGTGGGAGACTGCTTAATGCTTTTGATCTTGTTCGTATTCATAAGTTTGGTCATTTAGATGATCGAGCGACAGAAAGCACACCACCAAGTAAACTCCTATCCTTTATCAATATGTGTGAATTTGCTATCCAAGACGATGAAGTAAAAGCACAGTTTACGAAAGAGCGGATGGAGCAGGCAACGATTGATTTTACGGAGGATAATTGGCAGACAGCACTTGAACTGGATAAGCAAGGAAAGATTAAGGACACCTTGGATAATATCGTTCTCATCATCCGTAACGATTCAGAACTAGAATCTATTGCTTTTAATAAGCACCGTGATGGAATCGATGCTAGAGATGGATTGCCTTGGGAACAGATGAAGGGTGGCTGGAATGATTCAGATAATGCAGCCCTTAAAGTTTATCTATCTAATAAATATGGCATCTACTCCCCAACCAAAACAAAGGACGCAATACTAGCAGTCGCAGCAGAGCGTTCCTATCATCCCATCAAGGAATACTTGGATCATTTGCCAGAGTGGGATGGAATCGACCGCGTTGAGACCTTACTGATTGATTATTTTAATGCAACAGATAATTCCTATACCAGAGCCGTTACTAGAAAAATGATGGTGGCAGCAGTCGCTAGAATTGTTCATCCTGGTACGAAATTTGACAGCGTTTTAATTCTAAATGGTCCACAGGGCATCGGTAAATCCACCTTCTTTGCAAAGCTTGCAGGCGATTGGTTTTCTGATAGTTTAACCCTCACTGATATGAAAGACAAAGCAGGCCCTGAAAAACTTCAAGGATACTGGATCTTAGAACTGGGTGAACTAGCCGGTATGCGAAAAACCGATGTGGAGGTTGTGAAATCCTTTATTTCAAGATCCGATGATAAATACCGTGCCAGTTATGGGGTGAATGTTGAAAGCCACCCACGTCAATGTATCATTGTCGGCTCTACCAATGCAGAAAGTGGATTTTTGCGAGACATCACGGGTAACCGAAGATTCTGGCCAGTGCGTATTAGTGGTGATGGTAAAAGAAAAGCATGGCAGATGTCCGTATACGATGTAGAGCAGATTTGGGCAGAAACTTTGGTGCTTTATGCCAAAGGTGAAAAGCTCTATTTAGAGGGCAGTGATGTAGAGTTGGCAACGAATGAGCAGGCAGATGCCATGGAAAGTGATGAGCGAGAAGGGCTTGTTCGCACTTACCTCGATACGTTTTTACCCGATGACTGGAATGACCTGTCCTTATACGAGCGAAGAAACTACCTAAACGGTAGTGAATTTGGTGGGGAATCCCGTGTTGGCACGGTAGAACGTACGCTTGTTTGTAATATGGAAATTTGGTGTGAATGCTTTGGAAGGGATGCCTCCGCCATGAAACCTGCGGACTCCTATGCCATTGCAGGCATTATGAAAAAGATTAATGGGTGGAACAAGTACCAAGGGAACAAGAACGGAACAAGTAATTTTCCCATTTACGGTAGACAACGTTGTTACGAGAAGAATGAGTAAGGTCGTTCCTTGTTCCTTAGTTGTTCCTTATGCTTGTTCTCTTAAAAACCCAGTCATTACCGGCGTTTTGGCTTTACTGGAATGAGTGGAACAAGAGTTTTACTACTTAGTAATAAATTAATAAATAGTAGTAGTAAGGCATCGTGAGCGTGTGTATGCGCGCGTATAGGAAAAAACGTTAAAAGTTGTGCTTGTTGTTCCTGATTAAATTATGGAGGTCATTTATGCAAGAAAAATATATAGAACAAAAACTGGTAGCGACAGTAAAAAGCATGGGAGGTATAGCACCGAAATTTGTAAGTCCTGGTATAGATGGCATGCCTGACCGTATTGTATTACTTCCCATGGGAAGAATCGCCTTTATCGAATGTAAGGCGACAGGAAAAAAGATGCGACCTTTACAGAAAAAAAGAAAGAAGCAATTAGAGGTATTAGGTTTTCTAGTCTATTGCATTGATGATGTAGAACAGATTGGAGGGATACTTAGTGAAATACAAGCCCCATGAATACCAAAGCTATGCCACTGAATTCATTTTATCCCATCCCATATCGGCTGTATTTCTTGAAATGGGTTTAGGTAAAAGTGTGATTACCTTATCCGCCATCTTTGATTTGTGTTTAGATAGCTTTCTAGTATGTAAGGTGTTAGTGATTGCACCTTTAAGAGTAGCAAGGGATACATGGCCTGCCGAAATCAATAAGTGGGATCATCTAAAAGGACTCTCTTATTCGGTGGTAGTGGGAACAGAAAAAGAAAGAATCGATGCCCTCAAGAAACAATCAACGGTATACATTATCAACCGTGAGAACGTGGATTGGTTGGTTCATAAAAGTGGTATTCCTTTTCATTTTGATATGGTAGTCATTGATGAGCTGTCATCCTTTAAATCCTATGGAGCAAAACGGTTTAAAAGTCTACTCAAAGTTAGACCCTCTGTAAAAAGAATAGTCGGACTTACCGGTACTCCATCCAGTAATGGATTGATGGATTTATGGGCTGAATTTCGAATTCTTGATTTAGGTCAAAGGCTGGGACGCTACATTAGCCATTACCGAAACACCTATTTTAAGCCAGATAAGAGAAACGCACAGATTGTATTTTCTTATAAACCACTGCCAGGTGCAGAAGAGGAAATCTACAATCAAATATCGGACATCACCATTTCTATGAAATCTACCGATTATCTCAAGATGCCTGAATATGTCAGTAATGAAGTGTTTGTCACTTTAAGTGAAAAAGAATGGAAAGTCTATTCAGATTTTAAGGAAGACATGGTGGCTAACTTAGGTGATGAAGAAATTGATGCTGTTAATGCGGCAGTCCTTTCTGGAAAACTGCTACAGATGGCAAATGGTGCAGTATACGATAGCGAAAATAAAGCTCATGTGATTCATGACAAAAAGCTAGATGCCTTGGAAGATTTAATCGAAGGAGCAAATGGGAAACCGGTCCTTGTTGCTTATTGGTATAAGCATGATTTAGAACGGATTAAAGAGCGATTTCCGGTAAGGCAAATTCAGTCATCAAAGGATATTGAGGATTGGAATGATGGCAAAATACCAATTGCGGTTATTCATCCAGCCAGTGCAGGTCATGGTCTTAATCTTCAAAGCGGCGGTTCAACGCTTATCTGGTTTGGTCTGACCTGGTCACTAGAGCTGTATCAGCAAACCAATGCAAGACTTTATAGGCAGGGTCAAAAGAATACAGTTATTGTTCACCACATCATCACCAGAGACACCATCGATGAAGACGTACTGCTTGCACTCACAAAAAAGGAGAAAACTCAAGATGCCTTGATTGATGCGGTAAAGGCGAATTTAGAGGTGATGCGATGACAGAACCTTATCAAGATTTAGCCAATGCCATTATTTTGATGGCTGTTAAAGATTATAGAGATGCTTTAAAGAAACTAATGAAACGGCCTAGATATGGACCGGCACAAGATTTGAAAAACGAGGTGGAGAGGTTCTTCCGCTCTGATTGGTATAGAGAACTTACCTCTGTTGATGGAGAAATCCTAATCAAAAAGCTACAAGCGGAGGTGAGCGAGAAATGAAAGCAAAAGAATATTTACATCAAGCCTACAGGCTAGATAAAAGAATTCAATCCAACATTGAGGAAATGGGAAGGCTAAGAGAGTTATCGACCAGTGTTTCCTCCCCCAGTTGGGGTGAGAGAATACAGACACAACGGCATACCGATGCTTTGTTTGTCAGATACCTGGAGCGAATTGAAGAACTTCAAATCAAGATTAATGATGAGGTGGATCATCTTGTAGCACTTAAAGCAGAGATTCGAGATGTGATTAATAAAGTAACGGATATCGATGAACGCATGGTGTTACGTTACCGCTACGTTCATAACTTTACCTGGGAGCAAATCGGTGATGAGCTGAATGCTGATAAGAGTACCATTCGCAGATGGCATGGCAATGCCTTAAATCATGTTGTCGTACCTGAGAATCCGATTGTTATTCAAATGTTGAACAGCAATGAGCACTTTTGAGCAGAGATAAGCACCTCATCTTCATGTTACATTATAATCAGCAAGATAGAATACTTACCAAGCCTTGTGGGATGCGCCCTGCAGGGCTTTTTCTATGCCCAGAAAGCGAGGTGATATGATGCCAAGAAAACCAAAACGACCATGCAGTACACCAGGCTGTCCCAACTTAACCGATGGCCAGTACTGTGAAGACCATCGAGTAGAAGAGCGTAGGCGCTATGACAAATATCAACGGTCAAAGGATGTTAATAAGAAATACGGCAGAGCCTGGAAAAGAATCCGTGACCGCTATGCACGAGAACATCCCCTGTGTGAGATGTGTAAAGAGGACGGACGACTGACTCCCACTGATGAAGTGCATCACATCCTCCCTGTTTCTCAAGGTGGTACACACGATAGAAGTAATCTGATGTCCTTGTGTAAATCCTGTCACAACAAGATTCATTTAGATCTCGGTGATCGACAGATTCGTAGCTGACCCAAGGGGGAGGTCAAATCTCTAGACCTCTTATGGCGGACAACGGCCTGGGGCTTCGTGTGTAAAAATCAGAAATCAAAGGGGGTATTAAAGACTTTTAGGAAAGTGGGGTGAAAACATGGCGAAAGATGGTACAGCAAGAGGCGGTCAGCGTGTTGGTGCAGGAAGGAAATCAAAGGCTCTAACCGATAAAATTGCTGACGGCAGATTAAATGGTGCCATGATCCTGCCAGAGCCAACGGAAATAGAAGGTGCAGATGTGCCGGCTGTAAAAGATTATTTAAAGGCTAGTCAGAAAAATGGCAAAGACCTCTGCGCAGAAGATATTTATATAGAAACCTATAAATGGTTAAAAGATCGTAGCTGCGAAATGTTAGTAAACAACCAGTTAATCGAGCAGTATGCCATGAGCGTTTCTCGTTGGATTCAGTGCGAGGAATGCATTTCAGAATATGGATTTCTTGCAAAGCATCCAACCACTTCCGCTGCCATCGCATCACCTTACGTTGCGATGAGCCGTGAATACATGAAACAGGTCAACCAGTGTTGGTATCAGATTTACCAAATTGTAAAAGAAAACTGCTCTGTGGAGTTCGGTGGAAGAAGTCCACAAGATGATTTGATGGAGCGCTTATTATCTGCTCGGAAAGGAAAATAAAATGAAAAAATATAGAACGTGTGAAAGTGTATGTAAAGGTCATCCCGATAAACTATGTGACCTTATTTCAGATAGCATTTTAGATGCGTGTTTAAGAAAAGATAAATCTTCTCGTGTTGCTTGCGAGGTGATAGCTACCAAAGGTCACATCATTGTTGCTGGTGAGATCACCTGCTCAAAGAGAATTGATATCAGGGGTGTTGTTCGCAGTGTTCTGACGGATGTGGGCTACAATCCTAGAAAGTTTTTAGTCTTTGTCTACGTCCATCAACAAAGTAAAGATATCGCAGGTGGTGTGGATAGGGCCTTGGAATCTCGTGAGGGTGATACGTCATGGTATTCCATGTTAGGAGCGGGTGACCAAGGCACCGTTTATGGCTATGCCACCAATGAAACTAGTGAGAAACTACCTCTCCCCTTAGTCTTATCCCATGCCATTTGCGAAAAGCTGGATAAGGTGATGAAGAATGGTGTAATCAAAGGCATTGGCCCAGATGGTAAGGCTCAAGTGACGGTGGAATATGAAGGTGACAAACCAAAACGAATTAAGACCATCGTTGTCTCCGTTCAACACGGAGCAGATAAAGATCTAGATGTTTTAAGAAATGAAGTCATCTCACAGGTGCTTTGGCCTGTCTTTGAAAAATACCCCTTTGACGATGAGACTGAGATCCTCATTAATCCTAGTGGACGATTTGTTGAAGGAGGACCAGCAGCTGATACCGGTCTTACGGGAAGAAAAATCATGGTTGATACCTATGGCGGACTCGCCGCTCATGGTGGCGGTGCGTTTTCAGGAAAAGACCCGACAAAAGTTGACCGCAGTGGTGCCTATATGGCAAGGGCGATTGCAAAGAATATCGTTCAATGTGGCTTTGCTAAGCGATGCCAGGTAGCGATTTCCTATGCAATTGGAAAAGCAGATCCTGTTGCTCTTGAGATTGATACCTTTGGAACAGGGACGGTTGAGGAAAGTATCCTTTGCCGTGCTGTGTTAGATGTATTCAATCTAAGACCTGCAGCCATTATCGAAAAGCTAAAACTGACGGATGTCATTTATGCAGATACAGCTACTTACGGACATTTCAGATATGGATTAAGCTCGTGGGAATTTTTAGATTGCTATACAGAACTAAGGGAGGCGGTAAACAAATATGTTGATTGAAAAGAAGAACACAAAGGACCTCATCCCTGCAACATACAATCCTCGTAAAGATTTGAAACCAGGAGATGCAGAATACGATAAATTAAAACGATCCATTGAACAATTTGGTTATGTAGAGCCGGTTATCTGGAATAAGGTGACCGGCCATGTTGTTGGTGGGCATCAAAGACTGAAGGTTCTCATGGATATGGGCATCACAGAAGTTGAGTGTGTCATCATTGAAATGGACGAAGAAAAAGAAAAAGCACTCAACATCGCGCTCAATAAAATCAGCGGTGATTGGGACAAGGATAAATTGGCTCTTTTGATTGCAGATTTACAAGGTGTAGATTTTGATGTTTCCCTAACTGGATTTGACCCTAAAGAACTGGATGACTTATTTAAAGACACGCTGAAAGAGGGGATCCACGATGATGACTTTGATGTGGAGACCGAACTAAAAAAGCCTGCCATCAGCAAGCTTGGTGACATCTGGACGCTTGGCAGACACAGGCTTATCTGTGGTGATTCTACCAAGAAAGAAACCTATGATGTGCTGATGAATAAAAAGAAGGCAAACTTGTGCGTAACAGATCCTCCCTACAATGTGAATTATGAAGGTGCTGCAGGGAGAATCAAAAATGATCATATGGCAAATGATGCCTTTTATCAATTCCTCTTAGATGCCTTTATTAATATTGAAGAAGCATTAGCAGACGATGCCTCCATCTATGTATTTCATGCCGACACCGAAGGGTTTAATTTTAGAAAAGCCTTCTCGGATGCCGGTTTTTATTTGTCTGGCTGTTGTATCTGGAAAAAGGACTCCCTTGTACTGGGGCGTTCTCCGTATCAATGGCAGCACGAACCTGTGCTGTTTGGCTGGAAGAAGAAAGGCAAGCATCAGTGGTATACAGGTAGGAAAGAAACCACCATCTGGGAATTTGATAAGCCAAAGAGAAACGGTGACCATCCTACGATGAAACCCATTCCTCTTCTCGCCTATCCAATTTTGAACTCCTCTATGAGTAACACCATTGTGCTTGACCCATTTGGCGGAAGTGGTAGTACCCTAATTGCCTGTGAGCAATCAGAACGCATCTGCTACACCGTGGAACTAGATGAGAAGTTTTGTGATGTCATTATTAAACGCTACATTGAGCAGGTTGGAACTTCCAAAGAAGTCAGTGTTCAAAGGGATGGACTAAGTTATAAATATGATGAATTGGTGGAAACCAATGAATAAGGAATACTAGTAAAGTTTCCCACAAGATAATTGATAAAAAGCTTGCTATATAAGTGTTTTAGAGTGATATATGTACATACCAAAACAAAGGAGGTTTTGTACATGGTCATTAAATACAATGTAACAGGAGCGGAAAGAAAAAGGCTGGTAACGACTCTTAGTACTCTCACAGGAGTTAAAGCAAAGTACCTAGGAATGCCTAGTATGGCATATGAGGTAGGTGACTTTACCATCGACAAGAATGGAAACCTTGAACTCAGTGACAAGGTAAACAGCGAAGAAATCGAACGTGTGGCAGGACATTTAGCCAGCGAGGGTTTTATTGCTGAGGAAGAGATAAGCGCTACAGAGGGCAGACAAACGGCAGACAGCGAGGAGTTTGGCCTTACAGTTTCCATGCCAAGGAGCAACTTTTCTGAAGGCGCACTTGAAAACTTACAAGCACTTGTTGAGGCAAAAGGAGAACTAATTCGTCATGCACTTGATGTAGAAGAATTGCCGATTGAAATTTCTGAAGATGAAGTTTCATTTCCTTGGTTTGAAGAGTTACCAACACCAGAAGAGATTAAAGCATATACCAACTTCATTTCAGCCTTATCAGAGATGGCGATAAATCAGAAACGCATCACGGTGAAAGAGAAAGAAGTAGAAAATGAAAAATACGCCTTCAGATGCTTTTTACTCCGCCTTGGCTTTATCGGGGAAGAATACAAAGAAGAGCGAAAAATACTGCTTAGAAACTTAACTGGTTCATCGGCATTTAAAGGAGGAGCAAAAAATGAGGATAATTAGTAAAGAACGGTTACAAAATCTTCGTGAGAAGTACCCTGTAGGCTGCCGAGTAGAACTTCTAAGAATGGATGATATTCAAGCTCCAATGATTGGCACAAAAGGAACAGTCATAGGTGTTGATGACATCGGCTCCATAATGGTGTCTTGGGATACAGGCTCCAGTTTATCCGTAGTCTTTGGAGAAGACCTTTGCAGGAGGGTTGAAGATGACAAGTAAGATAAAAGAACAGATTCTTGCCATTCGAGATACCGGTGAAACCAATATGTTTGATGTGCGAAAAGTACAGGAAATCGCTCTGAGGGAAGGGTATAACGAGCTACTTGTTTACCTTGCAGATAACGTGGGGGCCTATTCCAGATTCATTCTGACAGGCAAGGAGGAATAAAACCGTGTGGAAAGAAGGTAGCATTAAAGTTCATGACAGCATCATCCATTATTGGGTAAAGTGCTATGAGAAAAGTTCGGAATTTGGCATTGACAAGGGGCGCATCTCAAAGCTGATGCTTAAGCGCAAAGAAGAGATTATTGCAAATTATGACCGAGGCTGGGACATTGAACCTGTGGATGAGGATACAGAAATTGCGCTTGCAATCTTATTATTAGAATACAACTAAATAGCAACAGAGGACAGTGCCAACATTGGCTCTGTTTCTCGTATAGAAGGAGTAATAAGGCTTGCTTGATGCAGGTCTATTTTTATGCTCATTTTGAAGAGGGGTGACCGCAATCAGAAAACTTAAGAAATATAAACCGACTCCTTTTATGGCAAAGGACTCTATTTACGATAAAGATGCTGCAGATTATGCGGTCAACTTTATCGAATGCTTAAGTCATACCAAGGGGAAATGGTCAGGAAAGCGATTTGAACTGATTGATTGGCAAGAGCAAATTATCAGAGATCTCTTTGGAACACTAAAACCAGATGGCTATCGGCAGTTTAATACAGCCTATATTGAGATTCCTAAGAAAATGGGGAAATCTGAATTAGCGGCAGCTGTCGCATTACTGCTTACCTGTGGTGATGGCGAAGAAAGAGCCGAGGTTTATGGATGCGCTGCAGACAGGCAACAGGCGTCCATCGTATTTGAAGTGGCTGCTGATATGGTACGTATGAGCCCGGCTCTAAGTAAACGAGTTAAAATCTTATCGGCAACAAAGCGGATCATTTTCCAACCGACTAATAGTTTTTATCAAGTGCTTTCAGCAGAGGCTTATTCAAAGCATGGTTTTAATATTCATGGTGTTGTTTTTGATGAGTTGCATACGCAGCCCAACAGAAAACTCTTTGATGTCATGACCAAAGGTTCTGGTGATGCCAGAACACAGCCCCTATATTTTCTTATCACCACGGCAGGATCTGATACAAAATCAATCTGCTATGAAACCCATCAGAAAGCCAAAGACCTCATGGAGAAAAGAAAAATTGACCCTACTTTTTATCCGGTTATTTATGGAGCAGATGAGTCAGATGATTGGACAGATCCGAAGGTGTGGAAAAAAGCTAATCCAAGCCTTGGCATAACGGTAGGGATTGATAAGGTAAAAGCCGCTTGTGAATCAGCCAAGCAAAACCCTGCAGAAGAGAATGCCTTTAGACAGTTACGACTTAATCAGTGGGTCAAACAGGCGGTTCGCTGGATGCCAATGGAAAGGTGGGATAAATGTGCCTTTGCCGTAAATGAAGAGGATTTACTTGGAAGGGTATGCTATGGCGGACTAGACCTTTCTAGCTCCATTGATATTACTGCCTTTGTATTGGTGTTTCCTCCACTAGATGAGGATGATAAATACATCATTCTTCCCTACTTTTGGCTGCCAGAAGAAACTCTAAGTGCCAGGGTCAACCGTGACCATGTTCCCTATGATGTCTGGGAAAAGCAGGATCACCTTAAAACAACCGAAGGAAATGTAGTTCATTACGGTTTTATTGAGAAGTTTATTGAAGAACTTGGCGAAAAGTACAATATTCGTGAGATTGCCTTTGACCGTTGGGGAGCCGTACAAATGGTTCAAAACCTAGAAGGCATGGGTTTTACTGTTGTCCCCTTTGGTCAAGGATTTAAGGATATGAGTCCACCGACTAAGGAACTGATGAAACTAACGCTAGAAGAAAAGGTTGCTCATGGTGGGCATCCTGTACTTCGTTGGATGATGGATAACATTTTTGTTCGAACAGACCCGGCAGGCAACATCAAGCCGGACAAGGAAAAATCATCAGAAAAGATTGATGGTGCAGTGGCAACGATTATGGCTCTTGATCGAGCGATTCGTTGTGGCAATGATACGAGTGCTTCGGTTTATGACAACCGAGGCATTCTCTTTATATGAGGGAGGTGATTGGTTTTGGGATTTTTATCATCCATATTTAAGGCGAGAGATAAGCCTACTGACAGAGCGGTGAGTTCCAACTACACATTTTTAATGGGCTCCACCACAGCAGGGAAAACGGTGACTGAGCGATCGGCACTTCAAATGACGGCAGTCTATTCTTGTATCCGTATCTTAGCAGAAGCAGTAGCAGGACTTCCACTGCACCTTTATAGATACACAGACGATGGTGGCAAGGAAAAAGCAATCGACCATCCCCTTTATAGGCTTCTTCATGATGAGCCAAATTCTGAGATGAGTTCTTTTGTGTTTCGAGAAACACTGATGACTCATCTTTTATTATGGGGGAATTGTTATGCACAGATTATTCATAATGGTAAAGGTGAAGTTGTAGGACTCTATCCCTTGATGCCAAATAGAATGTCTGTTCATCGAGACGAGAGTGGGCAGCTCTATTACTTATATACCAGAGGTGCAGATGATGTGAACAACACGAAGGATATGATAGTAAAACTTAGTACCTCAGATGTACTTCATATTCCTGGACTCGGGTTTGATGGCCTGGTTGGCTACTCCCCGATTGCGATGGCTAAAAATGCGATTGGCCTTGCCATTGCAACAGAGGAATATGGAGCCAAGTTCTTTGCTAACGGTGCTGCTCCCAGTGGTGTCCTTGAACATCCGGGAACGATTAAAGAACCTGGAAAAGTGCGAGAAGCTTGGCAGTCACAATTTGGTGGTAGTGCCAATTCCAATAAAATAGCAGTACTTGAAGAAGGAATGAAATATACACCGATTTCCATCTCACCAGAACAAGCACAATTCCTTGAAACAAGGAAATTTCAAATCAATGAAATTGCTCGGATTTTCAGAGTCCCTCCCCACATGGTGGGTGACCTCGAAAAGTCGAGTTTTTCTAATATTGAGCAACAATCCCTTGAGTTTGTGAAATATACATTAGATCCATGGGTAGTGCGTTGGGAGCAAACCTTAGCTCGCATTCTTTTTACACCGGAAGAAAAGAAAAAGTACTTCTTTCGATTCAATGTGGAAGGTCTTCTTAGAGGAGATTATGAAAGTCGAATGAGTGGCTATGCCACAGCAAGGCAGAACGGTTGGATGAGTGCAAATGATATTAGGGAACTTGAAAACCTAGACCGTATCCCTTCAGAGGATGGCGGTGACATGTACCTTGTCAACGGCAATATGCTCCCACTTACCAAAGCAGGGGCGTTTGCAGATACAAATGAAGATGGAAAGGAGGAAAACCCAGATGAAGAACAAAAAGTTCTGGCAGTGGAAGAATCAAGCAAGCGAACAAGAAGAACGAGTTCTTGAGCTTTACGGAACAATCGCTGAAGAAAGCTGGTTTGATGATGATGTGACACCGATGATGTTCAAAAATGAACTCTTTAGCGGAAAAGGACCCATCACTCTATGGATTAACTCACCGGGTGGAGATTGCATTGCCGCAAGTCAGATTTATACCATGTTGATGGATTACCCAGATGAGGTAATCGTCAAGATTGATGGGGTCGCCGCATCAGCCGCTTCTGTCATTGCCATGGCAGGAACAAAGGTACTGATGGCTCCTACAGCGCTCATGATGATTCATAACCCAGCAACCATCACGATGGGCGATCATGAAGACATGAAACGAGCGATCGAGATGCTAAATGAGGTGAAAGAAAGCATTATTAATGCCTATGAGATTAAGACCGGAGTATCTCGCATCAAACTATCTCATCTGATGGACGCTGAAACCTGGATGAATGCCAACAAAGCGATTGAACTTGGATTTGCAGATGAAGTGTTAAAAGATGAAAAACTATCGGATACCACTATTTCTGCTTATGCCTTTTCAAGAAAAGTAGTGGCTACGAATCTGCTAAACAAAATGGCAGAAAAGACAATATCAATCAAGGCAGATGAAACTCTAAAACCACAAGGGCGCTCAATTGATGAACTCAAGGAGCGTCTTTTAATACTCAAAAAATATATGTAAATGGAGGAATTTTACTATGACGATTACAGAAATGCGTAACAAGCGCAAAAAGCTTATTGAAACGATGGACGGGTTCTTGGACACTCATAAAACCAAGAATGGCACATTGTCCGCAGAAGATGATAAAACCTACAAAACCATGGAAGACGAAATCACTGAACTTACCAATGAAATTCATCGCATGGAAAGACGTGAGGAAATTGAGGCAGAACTCGAAAAGCCTGTCAGTAAACCGATCATTGAGAAACCGATGAATGGTCGCATAGATAACGGCGAGGTTAAAACAGGTCGTGCCGCAGACACCTATAAGAAAGCCATGCTCTCAGCCCTTCGCTCTAACTTCCGTAATGTATCCAATGTTCTACAAGAAGGGGTAGACGCAGATGGTGGCTATCTCGTACCTGAAGAATATGACACGAGACTGATTGATGGGCTGGAAGAAGAGAATATCATTCGTAAGCTGGGCCACAGAATTACGACTTCAGGTGAGCGAAAAATCAATATCGCAGCAACGAAACCTGCCGCTGCATGGATTGATGAAGGTGAAGCATTAACCTTTAGTGATGCTACATTCTCTCAAATCAATCTGGATGCACACAAACTTCATGTGGCAGTCAAGGTGACCGAAGAGTTGCTTTATGATAATGCCTTCCAGCTTGAGAATTATATTATTAAGGAGTTTTATAAGGCCCTTGCCAATGCCGAAGAGGATGCCTTTCTTAATGGAGATGGCACTGGGAAACCTCTAGGTATTCTTGCTACTAGTGGTGGTGCGGAAGTTGGTGTAACTGCTGCCTCAGCGACAGCAATTACCGCAGATGAAGTGATCAATCTAGTGTATTCACTGAAACGCCCCTACCGTAAGAATGCAGTTTTTATTTTAAATGATCAGACCATTGCTACGCTTAGAAAACTAAAAGACGGTAACGGTGCCTATATGTGGCAACCGGCACTTGTTGCAGGTGAACCAGATAAATTGCTTGGTTATCCGGTTTACACATCCGCCTATATGCCTTCGGTTGAGACAGGAGCTAAGACCATTATCTTTGGTGACTTGTCTTACTACAATATCGGTGATCGTGGTTCTCGCTCATTTGCGGAGCTTCGTGAACTGTTTGCAGGTAATGGCATGGTTGGTTTTGTTGCAAAAGAACGTGTGGATGGGAAATTAGTACTTCCTGAAGCAATCAAGGTTCTTCAGCAAAAAGCCTAACGGAGGTGCGATATGGATTACAACACAAAGAACTACACCGAACAAGGCGGAGATAAAACCGTTATCGGTGGAACGTTAGAGATTAAGGAGGGAGCAACCGTAACAGGACTCCCTTCTTCTTTTATCCCTGCAGAAAATCAAGCGGCTAGTACGGCAGAAGATATAACAAGTTTAGCTGCTGATTTTAATGCCTTGCTTTTGAAGCTAAAAGCCGCAGGACTAATGATAGCTGATTAGTGAAACAGAAAGGACGGTGGCGATATGATATTGATTGAAAAAGTAAAAGCCAATTTAATACTCGAACATGACTCAGATGATGAATTCTTGCAACAGCTCATTACCGCCGCTGTCAGCTATGCCGAGAGTTATCAGCACATACCAGAGAACTTCTATAGCGATAATCCTATGCCGCCTACTACAGAGCAAGCCATCATTATGCTCTCTTCTCATTTTTATGAAAGTCGAGATGGCAGTACTGGTGGCTTTTTTGCTGACAACGTACAGGCAGGCCAGCAGGTATGGAACACAGTCAATCTGCTGTTACGACTTGATCGGGATTGGAAGGTGTAAACATGAGCTTTGGGAAAATGAATGGATTTGCTGATATCAAAACGATGGTAAAAACAAAAGATAATGAAGGGTTTTCGACAACATCAGAAATGGTGATTGCTTCTATTCGAGTCTACCGGGAAGGGCGTCATGGTAGTGAGCGCTGGGCTAACCTCGCTGCTTTTTCTGAGGCAACAGATTTATTCAGGTTTCGTACTATTCCAGGAGTTGAGGTCACAACAGAACACTTTATTGAGAGTGATGGAGAGCTTTTCGATATTACCTCGGTAGAAAACGTGAAAGGTCGAGGTATGTATACAGAAGTTTTGGCGAAGAAGGTGGTGAGTAGTATTGGCAAAAGTTGATATAAAGATGCCTGATGAATTTCTACTTAAGGTTTCAAAGCTTGGCTCTGACTTTGACCCTGTTGCCGAAAAGGTGCTAAAAGCAGGTGGCGAAGTCGTTTTCAAACGAACGAAGAGCAATTTTTCTGCTGTAATCGGTAAAGGTACAAAGCATGAATCACGATCAACGGGTGAATTAGAAAAGGCACTCGGTGTCACTTCAGTCAGGCTAGATAGGAACGGAAACCACAATATTAAAATAGGTTTTTCTGAACCAAGGTCTGATGGAGAGAGTAATGCAAAACTAGCAAATATCCTTGAATACGGCAAACACGGTCAGCCTGCAAAACCTTTTTTGAAACCAGCTAAAAGTGCATCAAAGTCTGAGTGCATCTCGACAATGAAAAGCACTTTTGAAGAGGAGATCAAAAAGATATGAGCATTCTAGCAGACTTACAAGTCGCTTTAGAATCACTAGATGTACCAATAGAGACAGGTGTGTTTTCGGATACTGCCCCTGGTAAGTACATGGTGATTGTTCCGATGAGCGATAGCTTTGACCTTCATTCGGATAATCTACCATGCATGGATGTTCAGGAGGCACGCATTTCAATCTATAGCAAAGCCAGTTATACAACACTCAAAAAACAAGTGGTGCAGTTATTATTGATGTCTGGCTTTACCATAACTGCACGCAGCTACATCGGCTTTGAAGATGATACAGGCTATCACCACTACAACGTGGATGTAGCCAAACACTATGAAATGGAGGAATAATCTATGGCAACAATTGGTCTTGATAAGCTTTATTATGCGACCATCACAGAGGATGAAAATAGCGAAGAAATCTATGGCACACCGACACAGCTGGCAAAAGCAATTTCAGCGGAACTATCTGTTGAATTGGCAGAGGCAACCCTTTATGCAGATGATGGTGCAGCAGAAATCGTCAAAGAATTTAAAAATGGCACTATCTCTCTTGGAGTGGATGATATTGGTTCAGCTACTGCAGCCGCCTTAACAGGTGTCACCGTTGATAAGAACAACGTTGTGGTTTCTAACAGTGAAGATGGTGGGGATCCTGTGGCTGTTGGTTTTAGAGCAAAGAAATCCAATGGTAAGTATAAATACTACTGGCTCTACCGAGTGAAGTTCGGTATTCCATCTACAAACCTTGCGACAAAGGGTGACAGCATCACTTTTTCAACACCGACTATTGAAGGCACGGTTCTAAGAAGAAACAAGCCGGATACAAGTGGTAAACATCCATGGAAAGCGGAAGTGACCGAAGGCGATAAGGATGTACCACCATCTGTTATCAGCGGTTGGTATACAGAAGTCTATGAACCGGATTACACGGAATAAGGAGGTTTAAGCGATGGATAACGAACGAACAGCAAGCATTAGTATTGGTGGCGATGAATATGTACTACTGCTTACGACAAAGGCAACAAAGGAGATTGCAGGACGATATGGTGGTCTTGAAAATTTAGGCGATAAGTTAATGAAATCTGAGAATGTGGAGATGGCACTTTCAGAAATCGTATGGCTGATCACTTTGCTGGCTAATCAAAGTATTCTTGTCCATAACATTAAGCATAAGGATGCAACAAAGGAATTACTGACAGAAGATGAAGTTGAAATTTTAACAACTCCTGTTGATTTAGCAGAGTACAAAGAAGCAATTATGAATGCCCTTTACAGGGGTGCAAAAAGAAATGTAGTCAGTGAGGAAAGTGAGTCAAAAAACGCAGTAGCCCCGTAAGTGACGAAGAGTTATTTACGAGGCTTTTATATTACGGCATCAGCGTTTTGCATCTGACCATGGATGAATTTTGGCTGATGCCGTTTGGTTTGCTACTAGACTTGTGGGAGTGCCACAAACAGTATCAGGGGCTGGCAAAACCAAAAAGAGAGATATTTATCGATGACATTATCCCTGATGGAATCTGACAAAGGAGGTGGAAAGCATGGCAGATAATTTTGGCTTAAAAATCGGTCTTGAAGGCGAGAAAGAATTTAAAAAGGCATTAACCGATATCAATCGTTCCTTTAAAGTACTTGGCTCTGAAATGAAACTGGTAGCCTCAGAATTTGATAAAAACGATAAGTCTGTCCAGGCTCTTTCCGCCAGAAATTCAGTCCTCAACAAAGAGATTGAAACCCAAAAAAGCAAAATTGATACCTTGAGGTCGGCTCTAGAAAATGCAGCTACCTCCTTTGGAGAAACCGATAGAAGAACACAAAACTGGCAGATTCAATTGAATAATGCTGAGGCGGCACTCAACAATATGGAGCGAGAGTTAAGTAGCAATAATGCTGCTCTTGAAGAAGCTAACTCCAATTATGATGATGCCGAAGATGCCCTCGATGACATGAACCGTGAAATGAACGATGTCACCGATAGCGCAGACGATATGGGAAAAGAGATTGATGAGGCGGCTGACTCTGCTGAAAAGTCTGAATCTAAGTTTAAAGGCTTAGGTACAACTCTAAAATCTATCGGTATTGCCATGGGAGCTGTTGCTGTTGCAGCAGGTGCGGCGGCTGTCAAACTTGGTAAAGAAGTCATTTCCGCTTATGCCGATTACGAGCAATTAGTCGGTGGTGTGGATACGCTTTTTAAAGAAAACTCTCAGCAGTTACAAGACTATGCATCGAATGCCTATAAGACGGCAGGTCTTTCTGCCAATGACTACATGGAAACCGTCACTTCGTTTTCTGCAAGCCTTATATCTTCTCTTGGAGGAGATACTGAAAAAGCCGTTAAATACGCGGATATGGCGATTACTGATATGTCTGACAATGCCAATAAAATGGGTACTGACATGGAATCCATTCAAAACGCCTATCAGGGTTTTGCCAAGCAAAATTACACCATGCTGGATAACCTAAAACTTGGTTATGGCGGTACAAAAAGTGAAATGGAGCGGCTCCTTGCTGATGCCGAGGCTATCTCTGGCATTGAGTACGATGTTTCTTCTTATGCCGATGTAGTTTCTGCCATCCATGTCATTCAAGAAAGCATGGGCATTGCTGGTACGACTGCTCTTGAGGCAGAGGAGACTATTTCAGGGTCCTTGAATGCTTTTGAATCAGCTTTACAAAATCTTTTAGTTGGTTTTGGAAATGCCGATGCGGATATGGAACAACTCAGTAAAAACATGGTGGATGCCTTACAGTCGGTGGTAAAAAACATTACTCCAGTGATTGAAAATATCGTAAAGGCCCTGCCCATCGCAATTGAAGCATTATTGGATGCGGTTTCTGATTTGTTACCGACACTGCTTGCTACGGTGACAGATTTATTTACTCAGGTACTGAACGCACTGATGAACCTACTACCTACCTTAATACCGGTAGCAGTTGATTCCATCCTTACGATTGTGAATGCCTTAATTGAAAACTTACCACTGCTAGTGGATGCGGCCGTTCAGTTAATTGCAGCTTTAGTGGATGGTCTTGGGCAGGCAATGCCAGAACTGATTCCTGCGGCAGTTAATGCAATTACTACGATTGTGCAAGGTTTGGTGGATAATCTACCCATGCTGCTCGACGCAGCACTGCAGTTAATACTTGGTTTGGCTCAGGGGCTACTCGAAGCGATCCCGCAACTAATTGAGGCTCTCCCTACGATTATTTTGGCAATCGTTGATTTTATTATTAGCGCAATTCCTCAGATTATAGATGCAGGTATTCAGTTACTAACATCGCTGGTTACAGCCTTGCCTGAAATTATTACGGCTATTGTAGAGGCGATTCCACAGATTATTGATGGAATATTGAATGGGATCTTAAGTTCGATTCCACAACTCATACAAGCGGGTGTCGACTTACTTGTTGCACTAGTTCAAAATCTACCGACCATTATTACCACCATTGTGGCTGCAATCCCTCAAATCATTTCAAGTATTGTAAATGCATTAATTGGAAACATCGACAAGATCATTATGGCAGGGGTTCAGCTATTCGTAGCACTCATTCAGAACTTACCAACCATTGTGGTAGAGATTGTGAAAGCAGTGCCACAGATTATTGGCGGTATCGTAAGAGCATTTACAAACTCCATGGGTTCCATCGTAACAGTGGGTGGCAACATCGTAAAAGGGTTATGGCAAGGTATTCAATCCCTTTCTTCTTGGTTATGGAATAAAGTAAGTGGTTGGATTAGTGGTATTTGGACGGGTATCAAGGATTTCTTCGGTATCAAATCACCTTCGAAACAGATGGGGTGGGTTGGCGAAATGCTTGTGAAAGGTCTTGCAGGTTCTATCCAAGATAACGGTGATGAGGCTGTAAAAGCCGCTGAAATGATGAGTGAGGATATCAACGATGTGATGACCAGTCTGGCCAGTGATATGAGTACATCCTTGCCTACAGACTTTTCAGTGGATACTTCTGTAGGCGGCGTGATTTCAAATGCAGCGACCTCTTCCCTAGGTGGTGTCAGTGGGTCGCTAGTTACTGTACAGCAGATGATTGTACGAAGTGAAGATGATATCAGAAGGGTATCTCAGGAACTTTATAACTTAATTCAGACAGGCTCTCGTGCTCAGGGTCGGTTTTCTACAACATAAGGAGGTGTGCCGATGGGTTTTTCATATAACGATGTTTCTTCAAAAAGCATGGGACTAAAAGCCAGGCTCACTTCCTGGCAGGTCTGTGGAGGAATGCGTAATTTTACCACCACCGTACCTGGAAAGTATGGTGTGACAGACTTTGGGGCTGATTTTGATTACCGAGAAATCAATTTAGCTTGTAATATCTATCCGAAGCATAGCTTTTCTGCACTGGTGACTACCCTTGATAATATTTCTACTTGGCTTGATCCAATGCAAGGGTTGAGACAGCTTGTTTTTGATGATGTACCCGACAGGTATTTCATGGCGAGGCTGAATGAGAAAGTGGACTGTGAACGACTCATTCGTTTTGCAGGAAGTTTTAACTTGAAATTTTTCTGTCCTGACCCTTTTGCTTATGCCATTACGGATGAAAATTATTTAATAGAAAGCGAAGGAAGTCACACGATTTTAAGACAGACCGGTAATGTTGAATCCAATCCTATGTATCGCTTGAAGGGAATCATCACACCGGGTGTGAACAATTCTATTTCTGTTACAACCAATGGCTTGGAAATGAAAATAGTGAATGCTGTACTTTTGGCTCAAGAAATCCTAGTCATTGATACAGATAAGATGACGGCTTATGTGGAAGACGAAAACGGGATAATTTTAAGAAACGCTTTGCCTTACCTAGAGGAGATTGATTTTCCAAGTCTCAATGTAGGCAATAATACCCTAACTATAACAACGAATAATGCCGTATTTATAACGCTTGAAATAAAGGCTCGCAGTAGATGGAGGTGATCCAGTGGCATTAAAAACAATATTAAATAAACAGACAGATTTTACGGGAGAGTTTCCGGTCGAGTATGCAAAATCTGGACTGTGGCGATTTAATGATGTATCGGTAGATGAATATGGTTATCTTGCAGACTCTTCTGGGTTAGATAGAAAAATAGAGCTTGTCAATTATCTAGGAACAACTGCGAGCCTTCAAAGCGGCCAAAAAGGAAGGCAAATCCGAATCAACATCAACAATCCCGCTACAGAAAAAACCTACCTTAAAGTGGCCAATGATGGTACTTTCTTTTCGGAGATGGGAGAGCGAATCCTTGTTGGCGGTTGGATGATACCGACTACTTATTCGGTGGGAAATACCTATTGCCCCATATTAAATACGCGCTATGGTCCTGGTCAGCCAATCTTTTACCTGTCGCTCTTTGCAGGCAGACCTAGAATCATGCTTTATAACGCTAGTGGGTCTCTCATACTCGACCAAACAACCACACCGCCTTTTTCACTCATCAATGGTGGAGTGTATTTTATTTGCACGGTCATAGAACCAAACAATAAAAATGCATGGATTGTACTGGGAGATGAGACGAGCGGAACGAGCTGGGTATCCCCGACCTATTCCTTTACAAGCACACTAAACCCTTCTTGTACGGCCGACATCATTATGGGCATGCATGCAGATGCCTATTGGTATGCTGGAAGATTTGATGACTGGTTTTTTGATATGGATTCAAGTCTTACAACGGATGATTTGATTGATTATTTCAATGGGTCTCTTTTGACTAACGGTGGTGATATGGGCGGTGCTGTTGATGCCCTTACCATTCCGGGAGTTGTGAGTTTAAGGGAGACAGAAGGTGTCTATCCAACGGAAGGAACACTATATACGGCTCCGGCAACGTGTAATCTATCTGGCACAGGTCGGATCTCCGTTACCAGTGAATATATTTCTGGGGTAACTGCAGTTGGGCCAATAGAAACCTCAACAAGCGATGACCTAGTTCATTGGAGTGATTGGGCAGCCATCGCACTTGATGGAAAACTGACGTCTCCCAATAAGGCATACATTCGTTTTAGAGTCACGCTTACTACCACAGATACGAGTAAGACCCCTCGAATTATTGATATCAGGCTATATGACATTCCAAAGTCACCTTATGAAAGGATTGGTTTTTCAAGACCGGTCGTACTGGATTCAAATGGGGCTTGGGAGGCTGTGTTAGAAAATACTTATAACATTGTGGTAACCGGTGAAATCAATGGCGAGGATACGCTCTCCTTTATGATCCCCTACCGTGATCCCAAGCGGGGATTTATTGATAGTGAAAAGAAAATCCAGATTGTTGATGACGTCTACAAAGTAAGGACTTTGACGGATACAAAAGACAGTGAAGGAAATCTAGCGACTGAAGTGTATGCTGAGGCAGAGTTTTATGACCTGACTTTTTCAGTGCGAAAAGAAGAGCATAAATTTGATGCAGAAACTGCTGAAGTCTCTATGGCTTATGCCTTAGAAGGAACAGAGTGGAGCGTAGGCACAGTCAATGTGCGAACCAAAAGAACCTGGACGAGTACAGAAAAGAATGCACTTTCCATCCTTCGCACGGTTGCTGACTTACACGGTGGAGACCTTGTCTTTGATTGCCCGAATAGACTGGTCCATCTCTTAACGGTCTATGGTACGGATAGTGGTGCATTGTTCGCCTATAAGAAAAATATGAAGAGCATTAAAAGAGTCGTGGATACCAGAAGTCTTGTGACAAGGCTCTATGCCATTGGTAGCGATGGTCTTACTTTTGCAGACATCAATGGAGGAAAGGCATATGTGGAGGACTATACGTATTCGTCTGATATTCGAATATCAACGCTTGATTGTTCTTCCTTTACCAATCCCTATCAGATGAAAGAATATACCGAGATGAGGCTTGCTCAGTATTCAAAACCAAACATCTCTTATGTTTTAAACGCAATGGATTTATCGGTGTTAACGGGTTATGAGCATGAAGCATGGTCGCTTGGCGATTATGTTCATGTAGAAGATAAAGATTTAGGACTGTCGGTGACAACTCGTGTTATACGAAGAGAATACAACTTACAAGAACCATGGAATACAGTATTAGAACTATCCACTACCCTTAAAAATCTGGGTAGTTCTGCAAGCCAGTGGGATAACGTGGCAGATTCTCTTGAAGGCACAAGTATGGTGACGAACAATGATATCCGTGAAATGGTGCCTTTTAATCTGCTGCGAAATTCTCGTGCTGATGATGGCATGGCTTACTGGATTAACTCAGGCTTCGAAGTAGATGGTGATAACGGCGTGAGTGGGTCGACATCGTTTAAGGCAATGGGTGTAGCAAATATGACAAAGAGTATGGCTCAGACCATCTATCCGGCTAATCGCTCTAGCTACACGCTCTCGGCACAAATCGCATCTGAAAACCTTGAAAAGCTGAGTAGCAACTCACAGGTTGGCATTGAAGTGGTTATTGAATATGAAGATGGAACGACAGAAGCAAGGTTTATTGATTTGTATTAAGGAGGTGGATTGGTGGCCTATTTTTCAAGAACATCAGAAAAGATACTCCCAGAAAGCTACTCTTCTAAAGTAAAATCCATTACCATCCGTGTCTGTGTCACAAATTGCACAGGCACTTTTTATATTACGGATCTCTTTTTACAAGCAGGATCAGTGGTCACGGGATGGGTAGGTCATCCCTGTGAAATAAGGTGGACGTTAGATGGCTAAGGTTAAATTTATAAGGTTAGCAGAAGTCATAAATAAAAAACAAGATAAGCGTGCCATGAGTGTAAGCATAAAACCTACCCTCTATGATTGCACTGGCATGATTTGGTTTACGGACATCCAGTTACAAGAAGGACCTGTTCTAAATGGTTATGCGCCTCATACAGAAAGTAGGTTAGAAAAACTAAAGGAAGATGGCAGTATCAAGAATCCTGTTTGGTTTAACGGTGTGGTCCGTTCAGAGGAAACCATTATTTTATTTAATGTTGGTGAAACCTCTGCAGGACTTGATATTCATATCTATCCAAAGATTTCTATGTCTGCTGGAACAGTGAAACTAAGCCAAGGTATAGGAGGGCAACAGGTCTCCTTCCCTGGAACCATTGGAAAAGATGTTGAGTTGGCTCTCCTAGCATCTACACGAGAGTGTACCAAAAACGGAGTAAGCGAACCCAAAGAGGGGTTCTATCAATACAGTGCTGCTTGGGACTCAAAGCACAAAGTGACCCTTGAAAAAGGAAAATCTGCAAGGGTGCTGTTTACCATGCAGGAAATGCAAGACGGAGGTGAACCATTCTAATGGAACGACTAAAAGGCAAGAAAATCATGGTGTGGACTTTTATGGGAAATGCACGAATGTATGAAGCTTTAGAGAAATACGGAGACCGGATTGATACCATCGGTCTTTTTTCTTTTAAGGTACGAACTACCGGTGAGATTGTTGAGAGTGGTGTCACCATCAGCAGTATGCTCCCCTACATCAACCGTTATCGCCACATCAAATGGCTACTGACCATCGCCAATGATGGAGCAAATAGTATTTTTAGAGCATTGAGAGACAACACGAATGGCGCTCAGGAACTGTTTCTATCCGAGCTTATTCGTATTATGAAAAAGTATCCTTGGTGCGATGGTATTGATATTGACCTAGAAAGAGGCGATGACTATTCCACTCATGCTGAGTCAACGACCATGTTTAAAAATATTTACAACACCATCAAAGCCTATGATTCAAGTAAACTGATGAACATTTGCCTTCCAGGTATGACCAGTGTCAATGGTTCAGTAGGCGGTGAGAATTGGTGCGTTTATGGTGACTTAGATCCGTATTGCGATACCGCATCAATTATGAGTTATGGTATGGCTTGGTCAGGTTCTGCACCGGGACCTGTATCTCCAAGGAGCTGGCTTGAAGGGATTTATGATTATGCCGTTACAGTGATGAATCCCGATAAGATTTTCTTTGGAATGCCTGCTTATGGCTGGAACTGGCAAATCTATGACACACCAGAAAACCTAGGTAAAGCCTATAGGGGAACGTCTCATACCTACTATGCGGCAAAATACTGGATGACAGGAGCCTATAATTTCACAGACGATGCGCCTCCTCAACCGTTTATTCCCATCGTGGCTTACTGGGATGATGAGAATAAAGTGCCTTGGGCATTGCCGCATGTCTACGATTATATGGAAGGAAGAGATGCCACTCGCTATAGCTATCCACTCTTATCTGCAAGCTACAATGGCAGACAGTATCTGACGGCCTATGGCAAACAACAAAAGTTAGCCTTTGGAACTGTTTATGTGGATCATGATGCCATGCCGGATAGTTATTCTGGTGTTGTTTCTGTTTCTAATAGCGTCACAACACTGGGGGATGAAGGTGCGGCAACCTATCATTTCACGCTTGCTCAGGCAGGTACTTATGATGTAGCAGTAAAGCTAGGCTTTCCCTTTTGGGATAAGAATAATATTCATATCTCCCTTGATGGAAATGAAGTAGATTTTTCTGAAAACAGACTGTGGTGGCCTTATTGGAGAACGACTTTCTGGGCGGTGCTTAAAAAAGGAGTGAGCCTTTCTCAAGGAACACACACCATCACCATTTCCCTTGGTACAAAAGGAGTACAGTTTTATGGATTTAGGGTTTGTTCTTCATTTTCTGAGGAGCCAACAGTTGGTGAAGCAGAATATACCCTAGCTCCTAGACATTTCAAGGATGTAAATGGTGATATGGTAGGACCTGCAACTGGTTTTAAGTTGACGCTTGAGATGCTTAGAAGAAAAGCAGATTCTGCCCTTGTGTGGTATGAGGATTTTAGAGATGATAACCCTCTCCCCCAAAGCTACTGGACAACATTATCAGGCGAATGGAGTGTTTGGCAAGATACAAGCAGTTCGATGAATAGACCCTATTCCCAACTAGAGGGTAAGGGTCAGTTAGCATGGAACTACAACAATTTTTCAGACATCCATTTAAGGGCGCAGATTATTTTTCCTGAGACCTTTAGTGGCAAGGCAGGTGTTTTTATTGGAACGATTTATTGTTGCTTTAATTATGATAGCCAGCGTATTGAACTGTATGAAGGTTCTACTTTAAAAGGTAGTTATGCCACCAGCTTTTCAAAAACATCGGCCACAAACATTCGAACAAATCCGAACTTCTACACCCTAGAAATACGAAAGCGTGGCAATCAAGTGCGGGTCTATTCCTCTGCATCCAATACACTGCGCTTTACAGCCACTTGCTCGGATGTCACAGGCTATGCAGGTATTCGTTCGGATAATAAAGTCCATTGCCAGTTGCTTCGCTTAGGCGATGCCTGGACCTATGAGCCTTATGAACGCTTTGACGTGCTTATGCCAGATGGAACATTTAAAACTTATGGTCGGCTATCAAGAAGTAACTGTTCTTGGGATGATGAGTTTCAAGTGTTTACTTTAACGGCAGACCTTGAAGAATCAGCCACAAGAAGTGAAAGCATCTCCCTAGATTATGACTTCTTTCATTCAGATGTGATGCCGTCCATTCAGTGTGGAAAGGACTATAGTGTCACCATCATTCCAAGGGATATTAACATCTGGATATCTCGTCTTTTCTTAGGTGATGGTGACGGATTTTCCATTCTTTATTATCAGGATGTGGATAGCCTTGTGTACTGGGCAAATGAAGCAGCTTATCGGTGGAAACTTCGAGGCATGTGTATGTGGTCACTAGGGCAGGAGGATTTAAGGCTCTGGGAGTGGCTACCAAAACAAATAGAGTAATCAAAGGAACATCTGCAAAAGTAGGTGTTCTTTTTATTTCAACAAAAGGAGGAATTTAAATGAAAGAAATATGGAACTGGATCCAAGTTGTGATAACAGCAATCGGTGGATTCTTCGGATGGTTTTTAGGAGGAGCAGACGGATTTTTATATGCGCTACTAGTCTTTGTAGTCATCGACTATCTAACCGGTGTCTTATGTGCCATCGCTGATAAGACCCTATCAAGTGAAGTGGGATTTATTGGAATCAGCCGTAAAGTGCTGATTTTTGTTTTAGTGGGTGTGGCCAATATTTTAGATGTTTATGTGATTGGTGATGGGAGCGTACTAAGAACAGCGATTGTTTTCTTCTATCTATCAAATGAGGGAATTTCGCTGTTAGAAAATTCAGCTCACCTTGGACTACCGATCCCAGAAAAACTAAAAGATGTATTAAAACAGCTCCATAACAAGAGCGACAAGGAGGAATAATCATGAAAACTAAAGGAATCGATATTAGTACGTGGCAAAAACCAAGTCAGATAAACTATGACCATCTTGCAAAAGAGGTTGATTTTGTCATTCTACGTGCAGGATACACCGGTCACGGTACAGGAGTGAGTTTACACAAAGATGATGCTTTTGAGCAACACTACAAAGCCTTTCACGAGAGAGGTATTCCTGTCGGTGTTTACTGGTACAGCTGTGCCAATACCAAAGCCAAGGGCATAGCAGAAGCGAAGAAATGCCTTGAAATTATCAAAGGCAAGACCATCTCCTACCCTGTATTTATTGATACAGAGGATAATTATCACCAGCGACCAAGTGGCAAGAAAGCCATTACCGATGCGTTAGTAGGCTTTTGTGAAACCGTAGAAAGTGCTGGCTATTACACCGGCATCTATGCGTCTAGTTCTTGGTTTCAAGATTTAACAGAACTGGATCGTCTAGAACCTTATGATTTCTGGGTCGCTCAGTGGTCCAGTAAAGAACCGACTCTTCGTCATGGTATCTGGCAGTACACAAGCAAAGGTAAACTAAGTGGTTACTCAGGAAACTTAGACATGAACTATGCCTATAAATATTACAAAGCGATTATCCAAAGTGCAGGGCTTAATCATCTTGGTAAAGAAGAAAATATACCTGCTCCTACAGAAAAGAAATCGGTCGAGACGCTGGCCAAGGAAGTCATTCAAGGCTTGTGGGGTAATGGTGAAGAACGAAAGAAACGCTTAACGGATGCAAGCTATGATTATGTGGCAGTGCAATCAAAGGTCAATGAAATGCTATCTAGTAAAAAGTCTATTGATGCCATCGCAAAGGAAGTCATTCGTGGCGATTGGGGTAACGGACAAGATCGAAAAAACAAACTTACAAATGCCGGTTATGACTACATTTCGGTACAAAAAAGGGTCAATGAACTCTTGAAATAAGAACTAGTAAGATTGCCTATCAAGGAGTATTTCTCTTTGGTAGGCATTCTTTTTTCTAAACCGTCAGATTCTATTACCTCCCGTGGCTACTAGGTAGAGGGCAACAAATAAATCGCCCTTTGGAAAGAGGTGATGGATATGAAACACAATCTAAAAATCAGTGTTTCAAAGAAACCACAGACAGGCGGACTTGTTACCTACCGTAATGTGTCCGTAAGGGAACGAATTCTTCGCTTTCTTTTAGGGAGTAAACAGCGGGTAACGATTGTGATCCCTGGAGATAGCATCGAGGAACTATCTATCTGTGAAATGACGAAAGGAGGAACTGACCTTGAGCAAAATAAAGCTACTGCTTGAAGTGGTAAATGATATGCGAAGTCTTGCTGACAGCATACAGGCAGTTTGCGATGCGATGACAGAAGGAGATCCTGCTCCAGGTGCAAAAGCTGCCACTGAACAAGAACCAGTAAACGAGCCGGATATCCCACTGGAAAAAGTGCGTATGGTACTTGCTGAAAAGAGCCAACTTGGATTTACCACAGAAGTGCGAGGACTCATTCAGAAGTATGGTGCAGACAAGTTAAGTGCTGTTGATAAGGCGTATTATTCTGACATCTTGAAAGATGCGGAGGAGCTTGGAAATGGGTAATCATGCAATATTATCTGCATCCTCATCCCACAGGTGGCTCAACTGCCTACCCTCTGCAAGACTTGAACTGGAGTTTGAAGACCAAAGTGGTGAGGCAGCAAAAGAAGGTACCGCGGCTCATGACCTGTGTGAACACAAACTAAAAAAGGCACTTCATATGAGAAGTCAGCGACCTATCTCTGAATATAACTCTGATGAGATGGAGGAATGTACAGATGCTTACGTGGACTTCGTTATGGAACAGGTGGAACTTGCAAAAATGAAATGCAAGGATCCAATCGTTCTTATCGAACAGCATCTTGATTTTTCATGCTATGTACCAGACGGCTTTGGAACAGGAGATTGCGTGATTATCGCGGATGACAGACTTCACATCGTAGACTTTAAATATGGGCTGGGTGTGCTAGTCGATGCCGTGGACAATCCACAGATGAAGCTCTATGCCCTAGGAGCACTTGGAATCTATGATCACCTGTACGACATTAAAGAAGTGTCCATGACGATCTTTCAGCCTAGAAGAGAAAATGTCAGCACCTGGACAATACCGGTGGAAGAACTAAAAGGCTGGGCGGAAGAGGAACTAAAGCCCAGAGCTGACAAAGCCTTCAACGGTGAGGGTGAATACATCCCCGGTCCATGGTGTACGTTTTGTAAAGCGGCAAACAGATGTCGGGCCAGAGCCGAAGAAAAGCTAAAACTTGCAGAGAAAGAATTCAAGATGCCGCCACTACTGACAGATGCTGAAATAGAAGAAATCTTACTTATTCTTCCCGACCTTACCAAATGGGCGAATGAAATAACCGCCTACGCCACTGATGCAGCAGTCAATCACGGTAAAGAGTGGAACGGTTTTAAAGTTGTGGAAGGTCGCTCGGTTCGCAAGTACAAAGATGAAGAAGCCATCGCAGAAAAAGCTGTGGCAGGTGGATATAAGGACATTTACAGAAAGAGCCTTATTCCGCTGACAGAGATGCAAAAACTGATGGGTAAATCCAAATTTGAGGAACTCCTCGGTGACCTCATTTACAAACCACCGGGTAAGCCGACTCTTGTTCCAAACTCAGATAAAAGACCGGCTATGAACGTAGCAGATGCTAAAAACGAATTTAACGAAATTATGGAGGATTAAATATTATGGCAAATATGCAAAACAAAACAAAAGTTATCACAGGTGTAAACTCAAGATTTTCTTACTTCCACGGATGGGAGCCTGTATCTATTAATGGTGGTGCAGAAAAGTACAGCGTATCCGTCCTTATTCCAAAGGATGACAAGGAAACCATTAATGCCATCCATGCAGCAGTTGATGCTGCCATTGAGGAAGGTATCGCAAAGTTTGGTGGTAAGAAACCAAATAAGGCAGCCATTAAACTACCGCTGCGTGATGGTGATGTAGAGCGTGATGATGAGGCTTATAAAGGCCATTACTTCATCAATGCAAATAGCAAGACAGCGCCACAGATTGTAGATAAAAGTGTTAAGCCGATACTGGATCGTAGCGAGGTATACAGCGGTTGTTATGGCAGGGTTTCACTTAACTTCTATGCCTTCAACTCAAATGGTAATAAAGGTGTAGCTTGTGGCCTTGGTAACATTCAAAAAATTAGAGACGGAGAACCTCTAGGTGGTAAGTCTTCTGCAATAGATGATTTTACGACTCTTGTCGATGATGACTTCCTTGCCTAATAGAAACAATAAACTTGACGGTGGTGGAGGTCTTCCCTCTGCCACCTTTTTTCATTTAGGAAAGGTGGTAGCTATGAAGAACTTAGAAATTGATATCGAAACCTATTCATCTACCAATCTACAAAAGAGTGGTGTTTATCGTTACGTAGAAGCAGATGATTTTGAGGTGATGCTGTTTGGTTATGCGATTGACGGTGGTGAAGTTAAGGTCATCGATTTGAAGAATGGAGAAAGGATTCCAAAAGAAATCCTAGATGCCTTAACCGATGAAACCATTACGAAGTGGGCATTTAATGCTCAGTTTGAGCGAGTATGCCTTTCACGTTATTTAAGCTACCCTACTGGGATTTATCTAAATCCTTCCTCATGGAAATGTTCCATGGTTTGGTCTGCCTATATGGGTTTACCACTTTCTTTAGAAGGTGTAGGTGCAGTGCTAGGGCTTGAAAAACAAAAGCTGACAGAGGGTAAAGACCTGATCCGTTACTTTTGTGTTCCCTGTACTCCAACAAAAACAAATGGAGGTAGAACTCGTAATTTGCCAACCGATGAAAGAGATAAATGGCAGCAGTTTAAAGCATATAACAAGCGTGATGTGGAGGCAGAAATACAGATACAACAAAGATTGATCAAGTTTCCAGTACCAGAGGACATCTGGGATGAGTATCATCTCGACCAAGAAATCAACGATCGAGGCATAAAGGTGGATATGGATTTTGTTAAACAGGCCATCGCCATGGATGACATATCTCATGAAAAACTACTAACTGCCATGCAGCAGATAACAAATCTCGATAACCCAAACTCTGTACAACAGATGAAAAGCTGGCTTTGTGAAAATGGTCTAGAGATGGAGACTCTCGGTAAAAAAGCTGTCGCTGAGAAACTTAAGGAAACCGATGGTGAACTAAATGAAGTTCTTTCACTTCGTCAGCAACTGGCAAAATCCTCAGTAAAGAAATATACAGCAATGGAAAATGCGGTCTGTAGTGATTCTCGTGCCAGAGGGATGTTTCAGTTTTATGGAGCTAACAGAACAGGACGCTTTGCCGGAAGGCTGGTGCAATTACAAAACCTCCCTCAAAACCATATGCCAGACTTAAAAGAGGCGCGAAATATTATCAGAAATGGTGATGTTGAAACACTAGAACTGCTCTATGAAGATATACCAGATACCCTTTCACAACTGATTCGTACAGCCTTTGTACCTAGAGTTGGTCATAAGTTTATTGTGTCTGACTTCTCAGCCATTGAGGCTCGTGTGCTTTCATGGCTTGCAGGCGAAACATGGCGAACAAAGGTATTTGCTAGTGGTGGTGATATCTACTGTGCATCTGCCTCCCAGATGTTTGGTGTTCCCGTTGAAAAGCATGGTGTGAACGGTCACTTGAGACAGAAGGGTAAAATTGCTGAATTGGCACTTGGATATGGTGGTTCTGTTGGTGCGCTAAAAGCCATGGGTGCATTAGAGATGGGGCTTGAAGAGGAAGAATTAAAACCGCTTGTGAATGCCTGGAGAATGTCTAATTCCAACATCACACAGTTCTGGTGGGATGTAGATCGGGCGGCTAAACAATGCGTGAAGGAAAACAAATCACAAGAAACCCATGGCATCGAGTTTCATTGTTTTAGTGGCATGCTTTTTATCGTTCTTCCCTCTGGCAGAAGGCTTGCCTATGTAAAACCTCGAATTGGTGAGAATCAGTTTGGTGGTGAGTCTGTTACCTATGAAGGAGTAGGCGGAACAAAGAAATGGGAGCGTCTTGAAAGTTACGGTCCTAAGTTTGTAGAGAATATTGTTCAAGCCATCTCCCGTGATATTTTAATGTATTCAATGAAGATGCTTAGTACTTATCGTATTGTGGCTCATGTCCATGATGAAGTCATTATTGAAGCCAATTCTAAAATATCTGTTACTGAAGTATGTAAACAGATGAGTCAAGTGCCACCTTGGGCAAAAGGGCTGCTCCTTGATGCCGATGGCTATGAATGTGACTTTTATCAAAAAGATTAAAGAAATCATCAGATTTCACCTCCTGCCATGGCTACTAGGTAGGAGGTGTTTTTCTATGAACATTTTTGAAGTAAAAGATGGTTGTCCATTAAAGGGTAAGACCGATCAGATGACAGAGGAAGAATTACAAATGGAATATGACTTCCACATAGCGGAGAGCATTGTCGCAAACCTATATAAAGAAGGCAAAATCACAGCGGATGAATTACACAAAATATCAGCCTTGAACAGGCAGAAATTCTCTCCCCGTTTAGCCGAGATTATGTCCTAAAAAGCTTGCTATTAATAACTTTTAGAGTGATGTATGTAATGGGCGAAAGCGAGGTGAGATGATGAAAAAGATAACAAAAATAGATGAACTGCCCCAAGGACAACTACCTAATACGAAACTTAGGGTTGCCGCCTATGCTAGAGTCTCAACCGATAGTGATGAACAACTTGAAAGCCTTAAAGCACAGCGTGAACACTATGAGCGCTATATTAAGTCTAATCCTGAATGGGAGTTTGCTGGTCTTTATTATGACGAAGGGATCTCCGGCACCAAGATGGAGAAACGGACTGAACTGCTCCGCATGATACGAGATTGTAAGCAAGGTCGGATAGATTTTATTATCACCAAATCAATCAGCCGCTTTGCTCGTAATACAGTAGATTGCCTAGAGTTAGTAAGAAAGCTGATTGATATCGGTGTTTACATTTATTTTGAAAAAGAGAATCTAAATACAGGTGATATGGAAAGTGAACTGATGCTTTCTATCCTTTCTGGATTTGCTGCAGAAGAGTCTGCATCCATTTCACAAAATAGCCAATGGTCTATTCAAAAGAGATTCCAAAATGGCAGTTATGTAGGTACTCCACCCTATGGATATACCAATATAGATGGTGAAATGGTAATCGTCCCAGAAGAAGCAGAAATCATCAAACGTATTTTTGCAGAGTGCCTTTCAGGGAAAGGTGGAGGTACTATAGCAAGAGGTTTGAACAAAGACAAAATCCCTGCAAGAAGAGGTAATCACTGGAGTGCAGGAACAGTAATAGACATGCTTCGGAATGAAAAATATATGGGTGATATCCTACTACAAAAGACTTACACCGATAGTAATTACAACCGCCATCCAAATACAGGCGAAAAAGACCAGTATTACTACAAGGATAATCATGAACCTATTATAAGTAGAGAAGACTTTGCTAAGGCACAAGATCTCATTGATGAAAGAGCCAAGATGAAGTGTAAGGGCGTGAAAAAGAACGTTTATCTTAATCGATATGCTTTAAGTGGCAAAATCGTCTGTGGAGAATGTGGTCGCAATTTTAGGAGAAAGACAAACTACTCAGCTGGTAGGAGTTACATTGCTTGGAGTTGCATCGGTCATATTGAAGACAAAGAGAGCTGTTCCATGTTGTTCTTGCGAGATGGAGAAATAAAAGCCACATTTACCACCATGATGAATAAGCTTGCTTTCAGTCATAAGCTAATCTTAGAACCGCTATTCAAATCAATTAGCCAAATTGATGAAGAAAGCGACCGTGAAAGAATGGATGCTATTGATAAGCGAATGGAGCAACTCATGGAAGAACGCAATACCCTTATTACACTGATGGCCAAAGGTTTCCTTGAGCCAGCTCTTTTTAATCAGGAACGAAATGTTTTAGATAGTGAGATGAAAAATCTTTCAACCGAAAAAACAAACCTTGTATCAAATTCCGCGAGTGAGCTTTTGCGAGCAAACGAGATAAAGGACCTCATTAATTATGTGTCAGCAGATAATTTTAATGGTGACTACACGGAAGAACTATTTGAAGAATTTGTAGTGAACATCATTGTAAATTCCAGGGATGAGCTGACATTCAATTTGAAATGTGGTCTTTCCCTGAAAGAAAAGGTGGTGAGATAAATGGCATATATTCCATATGGATACAAAATTCAAGATGGAGTGGTTACTGTCGATGAAAAGGCAGCAGGTCAAGTAAAGGTATTCTTTGAAAAATACATATCAGGACTATCCCTTACAGTGGCTGGCGAACAGGCAGGTATTGATAAGACACATTCTGTGATGGGTCGCATTTTGAAAAACGTCAACTACCTTGGAAATGATACGTATCCAGCAATCATTGATAAAGAGATATTTGATAAAGCTGAAGAAGTTAGAGATAAACGTGCAAAGGATTTAGGACGAGTGGTAGAGCTTGCCGCTTTCACCTCTCCCCCTCCCAAAGAACGATTCAAAATGAAAAAGGCAGATAATAAGATGCCAGTTGATCCTTTTGAACGAGCAGAATACTTATATAGTCTGATAGAAAGCGAGGAATAAAGTGACAGAGAAAAATATAATGGTTATTCCTGCTCGTAAAAGAGTAGGAAGTACAGCCGCAAAAGAAAAGATAAAGAAACTTCGTGTTGCTGCCTATTGCCGTGTTTCTACAGAAACAGAAGAACAAAATTCTAGCTATGAGGTTCAGGTCGCACACTATACAGAGTTTATAAAGAAAAATAATGAATGGGAGTTTGCTGGCATCTTTGCAGATGATGGTATCTCCGGTACAAACACTAAAAAGCGTGACGAATTTAATCGTATGATTGCAGAGTGTATGGATGGTAACATCGACATGGTTATTACTAAATCCATCAGCCGATTTGCACGTAACACCCTAGACTGCCTTCAATATATTAGACAGCTCAAGGATAAGAACATATCCGTTTATTTTGAAAAAGAGAACATCAACACCACGGATGCCAAAGGTGAGGTTTTGCTGACTATTATGGCATCTTTGGCACAACAGGAAAGCCAGAGCCTTTCACAAAACGTTAAGCTTGGGCTACAGTACCGATACCAACAAGGAAAGGTGCAGGTCAACGATAAGCGATTTATGGGCTACACCAAAGATGAAGTTGGAAATTTAATCATTGTTCCCGAAGAAGCTGAGATTATCAAACGCATCTACCGAGAATACCTAGAAGGTCAGAGTCTAGCGGGTATTGGTCGAGGTCTTGAAAAGGATGGTATTTTAACAGCAGCGGGAAAACCAAGATGGCGACCAGAATCAGTTAAGAAGATACTTCAAAACGAAAAATACATCGGAGATGCGCTTCTGCAAAAGACTGTCACAGTAGATTTTCTAACCAAGAAACGAGTTAAGAATGAAGGTCATCTTCCCCAGTATTATGTTGAAAATAGCCATGAAGCGATTATTCCCAAAGACTTATTCTTGCAGGTGCAGGAGGAAATTCATCGAAGAAGGAACATCTACACAGGAGCAGACAAGAACAAACGAATTTATAGCAGCAAATACGCTTTAAGTGCCATCACCTTCTGTGGAGATTGTGGGGATATTTACAGGAGAACATATTGGAATATTCACGGCAGAAAAGAATTTGTCTGGCGATGCGTGACTAGAATCGAGCAAGGTCCTGAAGTTTGTAAGAACCGAACCGTAAAAGAAGATGAACTCTATGGTGCTGTAATGACTGCGACTAATAGGCTACTTGCAGGTGGAGATAACATGATTAGAACACTGGAAGAAAATATTCATGCAGTAATCGGTGACACTACAGAGTATCAAATTTCAGAACTTAACAGCTTGCTTGAAGAAAATCAGAAAGAACTAATCAGCCTAGCCAATAAGGGAAAAGACTATGAATCCCTTGCAGATGAGATTGATGAGCTGCGTGAAAAACGTCAGACACTCCTTATTGAAGATGCATCCTTGAGTGGTGAGAATGAGAGAATCAACGAGCTGATAGAATTTGTTCGTGACAACAAATATTGTACCCTAAGATATGATGACACGCTTGTAAGGAAGATTATCCAAAACGTTACTGTGTATGAAGACCACTTTGTAATAGGCTTTAAATCTGGCATTGAAATTGAAGTTGAATGAGAAAAACCCGTGATTCCACTGATAAAGGAGTCATGGGTTTTTTGATGGGTATGGGCGGTTGAGGCTTCTTCTCAATCTCAGTGCTTGAATGTGGAGTACATCATTTTATTTTCTAAATGTTCTTCTAAAAGTTTAGTGATTAGAACAAAGGAATCAAAAGCATCTAGGCCCGAATCCACTAATCTTTCAAAAACCTCATCGAAAATTTTTATTTCCATTAAATATCGTCCTTCTGCTATGTAATATTCATGATGAGCAGCTTGCAAGGCGGCTTGTCGAGAAAGTAAGAGTCTTTGATTAGAAGCTAACTATTGAGTTTAAGTCTGGGATGGAGATTGACGTAGAAATATAAGATATAGAGTTGGCATCCAATCAAGGGAGCTATTACCCGTTTGGCGGTTTTTCCACATGAAAACCTATGGTAGGTATTAATAATCAATATGCTACTCGTTTATTTGAATAAGTTTTTTAGAAAGAATTCACTTGAATAATTGTTCAAGTGTCTATTGACATCTTATCGATAAGGTATTACAATATACATATGAACACTTGAACAAGTATCCAATAAGTAAAAAACGAGGTGATAATATGGCACGTAAAATCCAACCAGTTGAAAAATGCGACTGTGAAGTAATACATGAGGAGACTGTAAATCAAGTCCGAGAAAAAATGCCTGAAGAAGAAACTCTCTATGACTTAGCAGAAATATTTAAAGTATTTGGAGATTCAACGCGAATCAAGATACTATGGGCTCTTGATGAAGCTGAAATGTGTGTTTGTGATATTGCTGTATTACTTAACATGACACAATCAGCAATTTCCCATCAGCTGAGAGTCTTAAAGCAGGCTAACTTAGTAAAAAACAGAAAAGAAGGTAAGGTAGTATATTATTCCTTAGTTGATGAACATGTAAGACAAATATTTGACCAAGGTTTAATTCATATCAATGAGTAA